GAGATTAGCATATACCCCCATTGTATACATGTATACAATCTCCCCATTTCTGTACAGTTTGTTACGGTTCTGTTCTATTGATTCTCAATAACTATCAATATATAATGGTGCTGGGTAATGGTGCCCGGTTAGAAAGGAGGACATTTCAATGCATAAGGGAGATACAATAACCTGCAACTCAGACAGGGGAGCGGTCATACTCATGCACACACTGCAGAAACAGGGTTATGTCGTATTCAAAGAAAGCAACTCGGTGACTATCATCAAAGAGCCGGAGGTGGACCATGAGAAGCATTGAGCAGCTTAGGATCCTGTCATATATAATTATGGCATATGGTGGAATTATGGCAGTATTTGCAATTATCGGAATTATAAAGGAGGTAATAGACACATGGCAAAAGTAACTATATCAATCGTCCTGGACGATACGATCCTGGAAGACATCGAGCGCATGGCCCGGCAGGAGTCCCGGTCACGTTCTAACGCAATCGAGCGGCTTCTGATCTGCGGGCTGGGTGAATGGAAAGAAAAGGAGGACCCTGAATCATGAGAACATATGAAGTGCTGCAGGCCCTGACTCTTAGCACTGAGGTACATTTTAATGGTGTGTTGTATACTAATCCACTGGCTGCTAACAGGCTGCTCAGTACATCAGAGCTTAATGCCCAGGTATTAACACTTGAATGTATCAAGCCGGGTGCCATCGAGATCGAGACCCAGAAGGGAGGCCTGTATGCCCCGCGCAAGTCTTAAACATGACATGAGCTGGTATGTACCTGCAAATCTGCGTTCCGGAAACATACCGGCCTCTGAGATTCGGAAGGAATACAGCAGGCTGCGCGACATCGCGCAAAAGAGACTTGCCCGCATGGCCTCTACTAAGTGGGCAGACACGCAGACATTCAAGCAGAACTATGGATTCTATCCGAAACTGAAAGATATTAAGAAAGGAGACGGGGACCGCATCAGCTCAGACCTTGCATATAAGCTGTCGGCTCTTGCGCGGTTCGTCTCCTCTGAGACAAGCACCATTACTGGCAACGAGCGCATAGAAAAGCGCAACCTTGAAACACTCCATGAACACGGTTTTGATTTTGTTAATAAGGATAATTACATAGCTTTCGGAAAGTTCATGGAGGAATACCGGCAGCAGAGGCAGGACCGGATCTATGACTCCGGAGACGCAGCAGAGACATACGCCCAGACTGAGCGCATGGGATTGGATCCTGAGAAGGTGGCGCAGGACTTTGAGTTCTGGCTGGAGAATTACAAAGAGCTGCAGGATATGCAGCCCAGCAAGGGAAAGAGTGCGGGCAACGCAAAGAGGATAAAAGAGAGAATTAAACGCAGACAGAGCAGAAGAAGGAAAAAGAAATGAATATCATTACTTATGACCAGTTTGATTATACCTGGTTCCGGTTCCTGGATGACCAGCCCAGGAACCGGGGCAACCAGGGGAGCAGGCAGAAATACTATTATAAGGATGTCATTACAGCCTTCGACATCGAGACAACCCGCATTAAGGAGATCGAGCAGGCTGTCATGTACATCTGGCAATGGCAATTCGGAGACAAATGCACTGTGATAGGGCGCACCTGGGCAGAGCTGCGGGAGTTCATGCGCAGGCTTAGGGAGTGCATGGGACCATCTGAAAGGATGTTTATAGTAGTACATAATCTCTCTTATGAGTTCCAATTTCTTGCAGGCATGTATCCTTTTGACTCTGAGGAGGTTTTTGCTATTGAACCTCGCCGGATCGTTCGCTGCAGCATGTATGATAATATTTTTGAGTTTCGCTGCTCATATTTTCACTCTAACATGTCACTACTTAAGTATATGCAATCGGTAGGTGTGGAGCATGAAAAGCTTCAGGACTTTGATTATTCGATTGAGAGATACTGGTATACGGAGCTGACGGACAGAGAGCTGGAATACTGTGTCAATGATGTGCGCGGACTCGTGGAAGCAGTGACAAAGGAGATGGAGAGAGATGGTGATAACATGTATACATGGCCCCTCACATCCACCGGATATGTTCGCCGGGACATTAAGAAAGCTATGCAGGAAGTACGGCATACGCTCGTTGGTGACATCGTGCCGGATCTTAATGTATATCTGCTCCTGCGTGAGGAGTTCCGGGGAGGTAACACTCACGCAAACAGGTTTTATGTGTCTTCTGATGAATGGGACACGATCGCTGAGCAGGCGCACAGTGCGGACAGGAGCAGCTCCTATCCGGATGTTGTATGTAATGATCTTTTCCCAATGAGCAGATTTTATTATATGGAGCATCTTACCCTGGAGGAGCTGGAGGACCTGATCGGACGCAGGCAGCGGGCTGTTGTGTTCCGGTGCCGTATGTATAACATAACTCTTCGCGATCCATATTGGCCGGTTCCGTATATCAGTAAATCAAAATGCAGGAATGTGTCAACGGATGCGGTTATTGATAACGGACGGGTGCTCTCGGCATCATATCTTGAAATGACACTAAATGACATCGACCTGCGTATCCTGCTGGATGAATACAACTTTGATATGGAGCCGATAGACGGAGCCCATGCACGTTACGGACCTCTGCCGGATCCGATCCGCTTAGTTACTATCGAATACTACCGGCGCAAGACGGAGCTTAAGAATGTAGCAGGTGAGGAATACTTTTATAATAAGAGTAAAAACAAGCTAAATAGTATTTATGGATGTATGGCGCAGGATCCTGTCAAGTTCGATATTAAATTTGAAGGTGGGGAGTTCCATCTGGACATTGACAGCAAGACAACGGAGGAGCTGCTGGAGGAGCACAACCGCAACGCAGTTATGCCATATCAATGGGGCTGCTGGGTGACAAGCTGGGCACGGTATAAACTGGAGGAAGGTATAAGACTTGCGCACCAGCAGGGAGAGTTTTTATACTGTGATACTGATTCAGTTAAATACCTGGGAGAGGTGGACTTTTCAGGATTTAATCGTGAGGCTGTAGCTGCCAGTAAGAGGTCCGGAGCATATGCAGCAGATCCGGCAGGCGTGACTCATTACATGGGAGTGTACGAGCAGGAGGAGGATATGCTCCGATTCAAGACGCTGGGCGCAAAGAAATATGCCTATGAAGATATGAAGGGAGAGCTTCATATAACCATAGCGGGAGTAAACAAAAAGAAGGGTGCGGAGGAGCTTAAGGCGGCCGGAGGACTGGAAGCCTTAAAAGACGGCTTTGTATTCCGGGAAGCGGGAGGAACGGAAAGTGTATATAATGACTTTCCTGAGATCGACAGGTGGCGCACTCCGGAGGGTGACGAGATCCGGATCACCCGTAATGTGGTTATTAAGGAGACAACCAAAACGATAGGGCTCACGCAGGAATACAAGGACCTGCTCACGAGGTGCCGGAGAAATTATATTGATATTTAATAATTATCAATATATAATAGAAACGTAGTAAACACATTTCACCAACATGAAAGGAGCACAAAATGGAAATCATCAACAGCAGCAAGGAACTCACCAAAGCAGAACGGTACTACCTGACAAAAGCACAGAACATTAAGAAGATGTCACTGGTGAAGAATCAGAGAATCGACCTGGCAATGTGGTGCCTCTATGAAGACACGAACATGGACGGGGAAGTACAGACGATCTTTTCCTGCCAGACTCCGGAAGGAGAGACCTATGCAACGAACAGCCCCTCTTTTGTCCGGTGCTTCAACGACATTTTGGAGTGCTTTGATGCAGGAGACATCAAGGCGCTGCGGATCGAGCCCGGTACCAGCAAGGCTGGAAGAGAGTTTCTGACCTGTGTTTATGCAGAGTAACAAACGGCAGTCAGCAATCGCATACATGTTCATGATTTGGCAGGGGAGGGTGACCTCCCCTGTTTTTGATAGGAGGGAATATGCAATTATATGACAGTAACGGATATGTGAATATACCCGGAATATTAGAGCATCCTGCCGTGTTCATCTTTGTATATGGAGGACGAGGCACCGGCAAGACATATGGAGCCCTGCAGCACTGTATCAAAAACAACGTGCCATTTATGTATACCAGGAGACTGCAGTCACAGGCCGATGTGTTGCGCAAGGAAGCAATGCAGCCTTTTAATAAATTAAACCATGATCATAACTGGAGCATAAGGCCCTGGCCGGAAAACAGATATGTGGCTGTATTCAAATCATCGGTGCAGAACGAGGATGGCAAGGAGCTGCCGGATGGTCCCATGCTGGGTATGATGGCGGCCCTCTCGACCTTCGCCTCCATACGTTCTATTGATGCTTCCTGGATAAAATTATTTATACATGATGAATTTATTCCGGAGAAAACAGAGCGGCCCATTAAGGGAGAAGCAACCGCATTATTTAATGCGTATGAAACACTTAACAGAAATAGAGAATTAGAGGGGCAGGATCCTATTAAACTGCTGTGCCTGGCTAACGCTAACGATCTGGCTAACCCGGTATTCATGGAGCTGGGACTTGTGCGGACAGCTGAGAAAATGCGGAAGGACGGAAAGGACTATATATACCTGCCCAAAAGGCGCATGCTATTAATAGACCTGTTCAAGTCTGAGATATCAGAACAGAAAAGCCATACTGCATTATATGAACTGACTAAAGGAACGGACTTTTACGGCATGGCCATTAAAAACGTGTTCACAGGTGAGGAGCGCGGCCGCATAGGGCATAAACCTATCAAGGAATACAGGCCCATTGTTAAGATAGGGGAGATAACGATCTACAGACACAAATCCAGGCATGAATATTATGTTACTATGCTGGAAGCGGGGAGCCCTCCACGGTACGGATCCGGGGAGAAGGACCGGGAAAGGTTCCGGAGAGAATACAGCTACCTGTGGCAGGAATACATGAAAAATCATATTGTATTTGAGGAATACCTGACAGAAATATTATTTGACAGATATTTCAAATAATATACAATTTAATATATAGAGAAGGTGGTCGAGAGCAGCCCCTGAAGGGTGACCATGCGCCGGCTCAGCGCAGGAACCTTCTCTATTTTAATAGGGCCGGAAAGGAGGAAGACATGGAGCAGGTTTTTGAGCTTGTAGGGCAATATGCGTTTCCTATTGTGATGTGCCTTGTCATGGCGTGGTTTGTGAAATACCAGTCAGATAATAACAGGGCAGACATGAACGAGCTGCAGAAACAGCACCGGGAAGAGATGGGGCAGGTAACGACCGCACTTAATAACAACACTCTGGCCCTCCAGCACCTCTCCGATCTACTGGCAGACAATGGCAGGGAAAAAGACATTTAATGGTATCGACATTTCCAGGTGGAACGGTGCATGTGATTTTTCTGCAGTAAAGGCGGCCGGTTTTGATTTTGCGATCATTAAAGCGGGAGGCTCTGACATGGGCTTTTATAAAGACAGTTATTTTGAGCATAACTATTATGCCGCAAAAGCGGCAGGGCTTAATGTCGGCGCATATTATTTTGTCGGTCCCCTCTTTTATGGTGGAGCGTCAGGCATCGCGGATGCGCACCGGTTTATCCGGATGCTGGAGGGAAAACAGTTTGAATATCCCGTATTTGTGGATATTGAAACGACACAGCCCTCCAGGAGGCCGGAGGCAACGGCAGCGGCGGCAGCTTTCTGCAAGACGATGGAAAAAGCAGGATACTTCTGTGGGATCTATGCCAGTGACCTCTCCGGGTTCCGGTCCCGCTTAGATCATGAAGCATTAAAGCCCTGGGCGCACTGGGTAGCAGATTACTCTGGAGACACGGACGAGTGCAGAGACTGGCAGATCCGGCAGTACAGCAGCAAGGGGCAGCTCCCCGGCATCAGTAATTATGTGGACCTGGATATCTCCACAGTTAATTATCCGGCACTCATGAAAAAGAAACACTTAAACGGTTTTAATTAAATAGGAGGAAACCATGACCAACAACGACATTTTGACACTGGCAAAAGCAGGATTTACAGCCCAGCAGATCGCGGCTCTGGCGCAGCTCGATGCTCCGGAGCAGGAACAGGCACAGACTCCGGCACCGGCACCGGCTCCCGCACCGGCTCCGGCACCAGCTCCGGCACCGGCTCCCGCACCGGCACCGGCAGGAGTTGAGCAGATACTGGCGGCAGTCCAGGGACTCAATGCAAACGTGCAGGCGGCCCTGCTGCAGTCTTCACAGCAGCCCGGATCCGGAGCTCCGGAGACAGCGGAGCAGATCCTGGCAAGCATCATTAACCCACCTAAATTAGAAGGAGGAGCTAAATAATGGCAGCTAACAGTCTATCATTTAATAACATTGCGACAATCTTAAATTCGATCGTGTCGCAGGCCACCGGGCAGGCTCAGATCGTGCCGACCACCGGCGCAGACTTTATCACAGTTGCGCAGACCGGCCTGCTGGCAGGGTATGACAACCTGATGGGCGCAATCTCCCAGGTGCTTACAAGAACACTTATTTCTAACCGGCCTTATTATAGGAAGTTCCAGGGCCTTGAAGCAGACAATCTGAGATGGGGCAACCATGTGCGCAAGCTCAATTTTGCGGACCGTGCCTGGCAGGACTCCGGCCGTCTTCCCATTACTAATGGCGTAGCGGTGGATGATCAGAAGCCCGTACTCGATAATGTCCTGCAGACTAATTTCTATGGACAGAATGACTACGAGATCCAGTATACCCTCTATAGTAACCAGCTTGATGTTGCTTTCCGTGGTCCGGACGAGTTCCAGGCGTTTATTGCGGGCAAGCTGCAGAACATTGCAGACATGAGGGAGCAGAAACACGAAGCACTGGCAAGGGCTACGATCGGCAACCTTATCACCGGTATTATCACGATCGGCAATACTAACCAGCTAGTTCACCTGCTGACTGAGTACAACACTCTGACCGGCCTTAACCTCACAGCTACCACCGTGATGCAGCCCGCGAATTATCCCGCGTTCATGAAATGGGTCTACAGCCGTATTGCTGCTATCTCCAGCATGTTGACTGAGAGGACGCAGATCTTCCACCAGAATGTCGCTGGCAAGGCGATCAAGCGGCATACGCCTATGAACTATCAGAGAGTGTATCTGTATGCTCCGGAGCGGTACGGAATTGAGGCCCGCGTCCTCGCGGATACGTTCCATGATAATTACTTGCGTTTCGGTTATACGGAGACGGTCAATTTCTGGCAGGCAGTCGATACTCCGGACAGCATCAACATGACTCCTGTTTATATGAAGACAGACGGCACCCTTGATAGCCCTGCGCAGGCAGTTAACCAGGCTAATGTGTTTGGCGTTATCATGGATATGGAAGCTGCAGGCTATACGGTCGTTAACGAGCGCAGCACCAAAGCAGCCTATAACGGTGAGGGAGAGTACCAGAATTTCTGGTTTAAGTTCACGGACAGATACTGGAACGACTTCACGGAAAATGCGGTCGTACTCCTGCTCGACTGATCCTGACGACCACCGGGCAGCGCACTGCTGCCCGGTATTTAATAGGAGGAGATCATGGCTTTTACAGTAGAGCTTTATACTTTTTCTAAAAAGCTGAACAGCACAGCCCGCCCCTCCGGCTCCGGCAGCTCCTATAATTGTGTGCTTAAAGACGGGTGCGGAATTATGTCTCCGGTGATAAAGCTGGACCTCGGTCTGACTTTTTCACCGGATGGATTTAATTATGCATATATCCCGGAATTTGGCCGCTATTACTTTATTAAAGAATGGTTTTTCCTTGACCGGCTCTGGTATTGCTACCTGGAAGAAGACACACTGGCCACATGGCGGGAGAACATAGGGAGCCAGTCGTTTTATATCCTGCGCGCCGCATATGCCCATGACGGTGAAGTTACGGATGACATGTATCCGACTAAATCAAAGCCCACGATAACAAGGGCAGCGATCAATGACACTTTATGGTATGGGAACCTGAGTTCCGGCTATTTTGTAATATCTGTGATATGTAAGGGAGCAGCCACCGGAGTTAAATATTATGTTACTAATATCACAGGTCTGCAGGGTCTTAATAATGCCTTGATGAACTCTGCGTCCTGGCTCGATGTTCCCCAGGATATCACACAGGGCGGTATAGATGAAAATTTGCTGAGAACATTGTTTAATCCGTTCCAGTATATTTCATCCGTAAAATGGTATCCGTTTAAGCCGCACACGGTCGCGGGTTCGGCCAGTTCGTCAATGAATTATGGATGGTGGTCCATTAATCTGTCCTCCGGATCTGTGGAGACATTGGACACAAGCAGCTATGCAGGTACACACTTAAGTTCCTATTTCACTATACCTAAACACCCGCAGGCCGCACTGAGGGGCAAATATCTGAACGCGGCACCATTCACACGTTTTTCTGTCCAGATCCAGCCATTCGGCTATATTGTTGTAGATCCTGCACCATTTATAGATGAAACATTAATGCTGGTCGAAGTTGATGTAGATACAACGACAGGACGCGGTATATTAAAAATACTCGCGGGCGGCACTGTGGTGGAAATGCGTGTTATTGATTTTGGTGTTGAAATGCCTATCAGTCAGATAGCGGTGGACAAACTGGCGCAGGCTGAAACAGTCATAACCGGAGCTGCAGCAGTAGCAAGAGACACACTGGTAACAGGTGCACAGGCAACAAATGTATCAAATCTAATCAACCCGGTAGCAGGAGCACTTGAGACCGGAGCAAGCGCAGCGCAAACAGCAATAACAGCCACACACGCAATAGCAGACGGGATCCGGGCCAGCGTTCCTCAGATGGAGACAAAAGGATCCAGAGGAAGCACTGCAGCTTTTGGGGAAACTGTCCTTCTTATTGCGGAGCATTATTTACTGGTAGACGAGGACCTCCTAAATAATGGCAGGCCTCTCTGCCAGATCAGGACCCCTTCCAGTCTGCAGGGATATATGCTTGTGCGGGACGGGCATGTGAACATAGCAGGCAACGCGGGAGAGATTGCAGCAGTTAAAGCCTATCTTGAGTCAGGATTTTATTACGAATGAGCTGGCATAGTGCGTGGACAACTTCATATTGGCCCCTGGGCAATTATGACAGTGCGAACGTGCAGGACAATGCAACGGAAGTATACAACCAGCTGACGGGGGCCGGTTGGACACATAACGCGGCAGTGGCCTGCATAGGCAACCTGATCCATGAGAGCACCGGCATCAATCCGGGACAGTTCGAGGGCGGGAAGAACTATTCCTGGCAATGGGGCTTTGGTATCGCGCAGTGGACACCGGGGACAAAAGTTTCTAATTATATAGGAAGCCAGGCGCAGGGTGTAGTGGACAATGGCAGCAGACAGGTGGATTTTTTATTAAATACCCCCGGCCAGTGGAGCACCTACTACCTGAACCCGGACGGGACGAGTCACTACTACGGGCTGTCAGGACTTCCTTATATAACAAGTATGGCAGAGTTTGCTGCCAGCACTGCGCCGGTTGCGGACCTCGTAGCGGTTTACATGGTATGCTGGGAGCGTCCGAGTGCTGCCTATGCGGGATTAAGTACCAGGCAGCAATATGCAGCCTATTATGATAGTTTTTTCGGAGGCTCAGCGGGGACCTTCCGTGTGCTGGTGTCCACCATCGGTAATGGAACGGCTTATGCCAGCCCTGCCAGCGGGGAGCCGGGCGATACTATCACACTGCACCAGAGCGCGGGAGATGGTGACAGTTTTATAGACTGGACTGTAATATCCGGAGGCATAACTATTATTAATGACCAGTTTGTTATGCCTGCCCAGAATGTCCAGATCAGGGCCAACTTCACCGGCGAAGCACCCAGCCCATCAGAGCAGGTATATTATCCTGTGTGGCTTTATTACCAATGGGGCAGACTGCGCCGGAAATTAACGAAAGGAGAACTATTTTAATGAGCGTTCTGGATTATGGAGGCGGCGCACCGTTTTATTATGATTATGTAAACGCGGCTAATGGCATCGTCTCCCCTTCCACCGTGCATGTGAAGAACACTGCGCTGCAGATGTATTTCCAGCGTTACCTGCTGAAAAAGGCACTCTCTGTGTACGAATGGAAACTCCCGAAAACATGGGCGAAAAATTATTTCCTTTATGTACTTTACACATGGGGCTTTATCGCAGTAGTTAACACGGATCTATACGGAATCATTCCGCAGGCCGCAGCGTTAAAGGGATACGATGTTATGTACCAGCCCACAAATGCACTGATAGCAAACCCGCTGCTTCGCGGGATCCTGGAGCCGCGTATCAATTCACAATGTACCATTATCAAACTGCAGCCGGATTATTCCGGAGTCATGGACAGGATAAACTACTATGCGGATATGCTTGCCCTGTCAGCAGAAGCGGCAGGTGTAAACCTTCTTAATAGTAAGCTGGCCTATGTGTTCGCCGCCTCCGGTAAGGCGGCCGCTGAGGCTTTTAAGAAACTTTATGATAATATCGCATCCGGCCAGCCTTCCACTGTTATAGACAAAAGCCTGTTTAATGACGATGGCAGCCCTAACTGGCAGATATTCAACCAGAATATCAAACAGACATATATCGCCGGTGATGTTCTGGAAGATATGCGCAAGTGGGAAATGGCGTTTGATACAGACTTTGGTATTCCGAACGCTAATACGGAAAAGAAGGAAAGATTAACAACGGATGAGGTAAACATAAAAGCTGTGGAGGTCAAAACGTGGGGCGAGCTGGCACTGGAGGAGCTCCGGGACGGTGTGGAACGGACCCGCGAAATGTTCGGCTTTACTCCGGAGCAGCTTGATGTTGACTGGCGTTTCAGGGAGGAGGTTATGGCAGATGGCACACGCGACACTCAGCCTGCTGGGACTATATAAATATGACAGCACCATTCTGGACGGCCTGCAGCTTCCTACTGAAATGGAAGAGGACCGGGAAACTATCAAGGATAATCTGCTCCTGGAGACGGCAGAGCTTGAGGTGGTATATCCGGATCCGGTGCTTATGAAAGCAGCAGTGACCGCATGGAGCAAAAAGGAGCTGCATGTATGGCAGGAGCTCTACGATACTACTCAGTATGTTTATAATCCTATATGGAATAAAGACGGCTCGTATAAGGAAGTGCATACGGAGACCAGGGACCTGACAGAAACGAGAGACCTGCAGGAGTCCAGGAACCTCGCCGGATCGTCTCAGGAAGGTGTGACGGGAAACAGCACCACAAAAGATTATGTGCTTGGATTTAACAGTAACAGTCCGGCACAGTCTGAAGAGCACAGCACCGTAACAGGCGGCAGTGACAATATTAACACCACAAGCACCGGAACAGTAGACAATGACGGTACAGTAAAAGATCAGGGAACAATTAAACACGAGATTGAACATACAGAGCAGGGTAATATCGGTGTTACTTCGACACAAAGTATGATTCAGGAGCAGAGGGAAGTTGTTAAACTGAATATGATGAATTACATTATAGACAGTTTCAAGCAGCGTTTCTGTTTGCTTATTTATTAAAGGAGGCGGGTATGATTTTTGAGCATTTCCCATATACTAATTTTCATGACCTTAATATGGACTGGATCCTGCGCACTTTCCGGGAGATGGAAAAGCAGCTTGACGAGTTTGTATTTCTTAATACCATCAAGTATGCAGATCCGATCCAGTGGGATATTACTTCACAGTATGCTAAAAATACTATTGTAATAGATCCGGCTACCGGTGATGCCTATATTTCTGTGCAGCCGGTCCCTTCCGGTGTTCCTCTCAGTAATACAGATTACTGGTCTGTTATCTTCAACTATCAGAATGTGATAGACACCATCAAAGAGAACATCGCGACAGATGCCGGGGACTCGAACACTGCACCGGTTGCGATCGCAGAGGGCCGTCTTGTATGGTGGCAGGGTGACTTATACCAGGCACTTTATGATATTGCAGCCGGGACAGCATTTATTGAGAATGTCAACGTGAAAAAGATCACGGTCGATGAAGCACTCAAAGTGCTTTATGACCAGACTGTTCCTTATCCGATCTACTACCCGTCTCAAGAGCTCGCTGTTTTTGGTGGGTCCATCGGAGCGGGCGAAGTAGTGGAAGTCTCCGGAGATGTGCACTATTACAACGAAGATACGCAAACAATGTCAATCGTTCACAATGATTAAAAGAAAGGAAGGATAATTATGCCGGATCTTAAAGTTATTAACCTTGACGGTCAGTCACTTGATATTTTTGACGCAACCGCACGAGCCACTGCGACCGGGGCCGCGTCCACTGCTCAAAGTGCATTAAGCAAAGTGCAGGAGATCGAACAGCTTTCCCGCGTGACGGTCTCTTATACTGCGAGCAGTTCCACTTTAACAATCACCACCGGAACCCACCAATAAACAGGAGGTGTGAAATATGGCCAATTTTATCTCTAAAGTCAAAGTTAACGGTGTAACCGCAAATATCAAAGATGCGGCCTTGACAACCGCATTAAATACGGAAAAAACCAACAGGAAAAATGCAGATGATGCTCTGTCAGATCGCATTGACCAGGTAGATGATCGCATTGATCAGATAGCTAATTTTCCTTTTGTAGTTACTGAGTTTGGAGCTGTTGGCGATGGTTCCGCAGATGACACAGAGGCCTTTCGTGATACAATCGAAGCTGCAACAGCTGTCAATGGTTCCGTATTTATCCCCTCCGGATCCTATAAACTGACTGAACCGGTGTTCGCTGGCAGTAACATCACACTCATAAATAATGGAACTTATCCGGATAAAAAAGTAGTACAAAGTAAGAAACTGAAGCAGTCCACCTTTCCAGGTCGCTCAGTCTTTGCTGGTGCTAAAAATGTATATGGCACAAATTCAAACGCAGCTATACAGTCTATCTGCTATGACTCGACTCGCGACAGGTTTGTTATAGGGTTCTCATACGATAGCGGCACTCCGCAGCTGGTGGCAGTCAGTCCTGACTTCAAAACAGTTTTAGCCGGTCCTGTTTCTGCTCAGTATGGTCATGTAAATGACTTAACATATGACCGCAATCGCGATCTGATCTACTGCGCTGCCATGGATACAGGCGACAATGCTAACTGTATTATTACTATTGATCCATCCAGCCTGGCAATTAGAAGGACTGCGTTAAAATCTCAGCCTGTCTATCAGGTATCTTACGACGCGGTAAATGATTTTGTGGTTTATATCAGTGGCCAATCATTACACTTTGCAGAGCCGGAAACATTCACAGATTACATGCAGCTGCCATATACCAGTCCTGCTGTGGCAGGTATTCCAGGAACCTGGGGCGGGCAGTCAAGTGTAATAATTGACGGACAGTTCTTCATGCTTTATTCAGAGGACCATGCTTTCCTGCTTGTACAGTATGATTATGCTACCGGTGAAGTGCTTAACTGGTATGCAAGAGGCTGGGATATGATAGAGGCTGAAGCAATGGATATCAGGGGCACGGAATTGTATATGATATCCGGACAGAATGCGCTCACGATCTCCGCATTTGATGTTTATAACGCAGCCTCCAGTGATATCGGATACCTGGCAGATGGTGGTATTGAAATACCTGAAAATGCAGATATTAATGACTACTTAACAATGCCTGGCAGATATTGGTGTGCATCCGGAGCTGCTGCCGGTACCATTGCCAACATGCCCGCAGACTATAATGGTGGTGGATTTACACTGATAACGATGCGCACAGCATATGATAGAATCAAGGGCTTCCTGTTTGCGAACGATGCGAGAACTATTTACACAATTACAACCACAACAGGTGGTTCAATAGGTGTGTGGCTCCATGTTCCTGTCCATCCCGGAAATAATAGTGATATTACTACAACAGTAACAACAGCAGGATTCTCGACAAACGGGGGCCGTACTATTCAGTTCCAGATACCCATAGACTTCTCACCATTGAGAAATGGTACCTTCAAAAGTGGCAAAATAACAATTCGAAGTAATGGCAATACAGTCGTAAATGAAATGGACATTAGCAACAGTGCAATCAGTTCGAAAACATTAACGAACGCAGGACGCAGCTATAGAGCTTCCTTTATATTTAGCACCATGCCCACAAACATGCAAAACAATGCAGCTGTTGGTGTCGTGTTTGATGGTGTTATTACAACATAATAATATGACAGCACAGTATGTGCCGGAGGGCTTTGCTCTCTGGCACTTTTTTGTACAGAAATGGGGAGATTGTATACATGTATACAATGGGGGTATATGCTAATCTC